ATGCAAGGCATCCTCAAGCTGCTGGGCGTGGACATGGCCGGCGCCATGGAGCAGGCGCTGAACTTCCGCCCCAGCGCAGCGCCCCAGGCCGCGGCACTCCCCGCCACTGCCCCAATCCCCGGCACCCTTCCCGGCGCTCCCTCGGCGCCTGCGCTGCCTGGCGGTGGAGGCGCCGCTGGAGGCGGGGGTGGTGGCGGTGCAGCCAAGACGCGATCCATCGAAGAGATCATCGCGGGGAGGCCGTTTGGCCGAGAGATCCTTGCGGCGGCCAAGGCAAACAACGTTGACCCAGCGCTGTTCGCTGCACTGGTTGAACAGGAGTCTGGCAACCGGCAAACGGCGATCAGCCGCTCTGGCGCGATCGGCCTGAGCCAGCTCATGCCAGGCACCGCCCGTGAGCTGGGAGTAGATCCTTACAACGCCATGCAGAACCTGATGGGTGGCGCCAAGTATCTCCGCCAGCAACTGGACCGGTTTGGGCTAGAGGGCGGATTGCGCGCCTACAACCAGGGCCCTGGAGCACAGCAGCGCACTCCAGGCGGCAACAGCCAAGAATCCCGCGAGTATCCAGGGCGCGTGCTGGAGCGCTATCGCAGGCTGACCGGCGCAGAGGGCAACATTGAGCAGCTGACTGCCGAAGGGTTTCAGTCTCAGACGCAAGCCACCGAGCAATTTCGCGAACAACAGCAGCAAATAGCTGGACAAATCGAGGAGGGCAATCAAGCTCTGCAAGAAAGAACACGCGAGATAGACCGACAGGCGGAGCTGGCAAAAACAGTTAGCGACATAGAGCGGCGCACTCTTGAATACTATTTCCAGCAAGAGGACATTGAGGACAGGTTTGATAAGTTGCGCGACGAGGCGCTAGAGCAGCACAAGCAGGCTCTAAAGTTTGGCGTTGAGTTCAACTTGCAGGACAAACTTCGACTTATTGGAGAGCAGGAAAAGAGAGAGCTACAGCTTGCCGAATACAACACCGCGAAGGAGCTGCTCGACCTGCGTTACGCAGAAAACGATGCGATGGCCGAACGGGTGCGCATGATGCAGCAGCTGACCAGCCAGGCCGCCGAGCCAGCCGCCTTCCAGACCCAGGGCATGGCGATCGAGGCCCAGATCGCCACCCTGAAGGATGATCTTGCGGAGATGACCAGCATCGCCACCCTGGCGGGCAAGTCTGCCGAGACGATCGGTGGGGCGTTCGGCAATGCGTTCCGCGACCTGATCAGCGGCGCAGCGAGCGCCCGGCAGGTGCTGGCCGGATTCTTCCAAGACGTGGCCCAAGGGTTCGCGCAGATGGCCTCTGAGATCATCGCCAAGCAGATGGCCATGATCGCGCTCCAGACCATCCTGAAGGCGCTGGGTGCGGTGGCTGGGGCGTCCAGCGGCGGCACCTTCGCGCCGAGCAACGTGGGCCCATTCGGCGCTGCGGGGGCGAGCACGGCGCTGAGCTTCGACCCGTCCGCCATGGTGCCCCGCGCCCTCGGCGGCCCCACCGCCAGCGGCCAGCCGTACAAGGTCGGCGAGAACGGCCCCGAGCTGTTCGTGCCCTACCAGGCCGGCAGCATCATCCCGGCTGAGGCCACCGAAGCGCTGGAGGCGATCAACAACGCCAGCCTGCGGGGCCTGTCGGTGCCGTTCCAGGCCACCGCTGCTACCGCTGCCAAGGCCTCCCAGCAGGGCGGCGGCTCCAGCTCCAGCAGCGGCCTGAGCGTGCCGTTCCAGCGCGGCATGGAGGGCCTGAGCGTGCCATTCCAGCGCGGCGGCATGGATGGATCCGCAGCGGCTGGCATGGGTGCGGGCGGCGGTGATGGCCTGATCCGTTTTGAGGAGGTCCGCATCGGTGAAATGGATTTCGTCACCCGCGATGAGGCCAAGAGAATGGCCCGCGAGTCTGCCAAGCAAGGCGCTGCCCTAGCACTGAAGCGCTACAAGAACAACCCCACGGACCGGCGCGGAGCCGGCCTGCCCTGATGGAGCTCTGCAACTTCCTGCGGTTCAAGCGCCGGGATGGCACCTATACGACCTGGCTGGCCCAGAACTACTTCATCGGCCAGACCATCGCGCACAACGGCCAGAGCTACCCCTACCTGCCGGTGGCGGTGGCCACCAACTCCAGCACCCGAGGCGGTGATCGATCCGAGGCGGTGGCGGCCGCGCCGGTGTCGGCGCTGAGCGTGAACGTGTTTGCCGAGGCCAGCCGCGAGCGGTGGCTACTGGAGGTGCGATCGGTGAAGGTCAACCGCGTGGATCAGACTCTTGGCGTGCTGCTCACGACGGAATACTGGGCCGCGCAGCAGCTGCAGGGCGACGTAAGCGAGCCGATTGTGAGACTCCAGCTGGCCAGCCCGCTCGATGCGGTGCAGGCGCCCGGCGGCAGGGTGCTGTCTCAGGTGCTGGTGGGTGCGCTGCCTACCAGTGGGAACCTGACGCTGCAATAGAATGAAGAAATCAAAGCCCGTGGTTAATTGCATGCAATCCACACGTGAAATCAACGAGCGACTTGCAAGAACGGCTCAGTTGCTTGAACAAAGAGCAATCAGCTTGCGTGAATTATCGTCTAAATTGCGCGCAAATAATGAGCGACTTGCGGATTGTCTTGCGGAAAACTTTAAGCGGCTCAAGGACGCAAATGCAAAAGAAAAGCAGCCATGACCATCTCTCAAGAAACGCTAGACCTACTGTGTGACATATTCTGCAACACAGAACGACCTGACAAGATCACGGTAACTGCTGATCCCGCATCCAAATCAATCACCGTGGCTTACGAAGATGTGGACCAACAGGACTATGAGGAAATAACTGAATCCCTATGACCGCAGACTGGCCCGCCTGGGTAAGCGCCCGCCTGTCACACGTGATCGGCGCCGACCCGGACAACGGCGAGGGTATCTGCTGCCTGGTGATGGCCGCCAAGGTCCGCCGATCCGCTGGCCTGGCCATGCCCGATCTGGACCCTCAGTGGTTCGCCATGGCTGCCACCGGGCAATGGGATCAGCTGCAGCGGGAATGGAGGCGCCTGATGGTCCCCCACAGACTGGAGCAGTACGCGCTGGCGCTCCACCGCCAGCCCCTGGGTCTCAGTGTTGGCGTGGTGGTTGATGACGGCCTGCTGATCGTGCATCACCGCCGCGGGGCGCAGTGGTTGCCGCTGGAGGTCGCCGGCCAGCTCATGCCCCTTGAATACTGGAGGCCCCGCGATGCTGCCGTCTGATCGCTATCTGGCTGAGCTGCTGGGCCTGAGCGATGAGCAGTACGAGCTCTGGCGCGATGAGGTCCGCAAGCGTGCAGCGGAGGCGCCCAAGCCTGCGGTAACGGCTGGCATCGTCGAGTTCACCGCAGCGCAGATCGTGGTGCTGGTCACTACGGCTATCAGCATCGGCGCCCAGCTGATCAGCGTCTTGCTGGCCCCCAACGCCCCCCGTAACCGGCGCACGGCGGAGCTGGGGCAGCGGCAGGTGCAGGGGCGCAACCAGACGAGCATTGAATCCCTAGCGCCCCGTGGCGGGTTTGATGCGGTCCAGGACGTGGCCGCGATCGGCGAGCCTATCCCCGTGGTCTACGCCAACCGCGAAACCATCGGCGGCGTGACCTATGGCGGCGTCAGGGTGAACGCCACCCTGCTGTGGTCGCAGATTTGGAGCCTGGGCGGCAGTCAGATGGTGCGTGCCGTTTTCATGGTTGGCGAGGGGCGGCTGGCCGGGATCGACCCCAACGGGTTTGCGATCGGCGATTCAACGATCAACACTTATGACCTGGGCAGCAGCGGCGCCAACAGCAGCAGCGCCCGCATCACGATCTACCACCGCCCGGACGGCGGCCGGATCCGCTCGGCTGATCGCATCGCCGGCCGCGCTGCGGCGAACGACATCGGCAACGCAGAAAACGACGGCGGCGCCGATGTGTTCATGGCCCGAGGGCTGGGCAACACCTATCAGGCGGTCTTCAGCGCCACCAGCAAGCCCAGCACCTCCACCACGTTTGGCGTCTACGGCCTGATCGGCAACAACCTGGGATTCAAGCTCAATCCGCAGCTCCGGCCGCAGTTCACCGCCCGGCTGCGGCCCATCGGCAGCAGCGGTAACGCGATCGTCGCCTGCGACATTGATCAGTCCGTGGTGGTGCAGCGGGCAAAGGAATCAGCGTTCTACTCAACCCGCTCCGGCGTGATCTCTGGGTCGTTTGGCCTGGGCGATTCGTTCACCTATCGGCTCGACCGCAGCAGCGACTATCTGACCACGTTTCAATCGGCAGCGGATAACGCCACTTGGACCGCTGCAGTGGTGCCTCAGGACAAGTCCAAGATCTACGAGCAAGACACAGAAAATCGCATCACCGGGTTTGCGTTTGCAAATCGGATGGCACTGAGCGCGGTCACGGTTGGATCTGACCGGCTGGAGGTCACGGCCACCTTCGATGTGGACACGGTGCGCACAAAGCTGATTGATGACAGCGCGGCCCGTGGTCAGTACGTGGTGGAGTATTTCATCGAGGTGGACAACGGCCTGTCAGGCCAGAGGCGCCAGACGATTCAAGCGCCGTTTAACGTCACGATCACGATTCAGAGCAACAAGAGCGACCAGACCATTGATGTCACCAAAGACGGTGATGGCAAGGTGACGGACGTGGCGATCAACGCCTCCAGCACGTCAAACAGATACACCTTTGAAGGCGACGTAGATGAAGACTCCGGCCCGGTGAACGCGCTCACCAGCCCGCGGCGGCTGCAGGCGTTGATCGTGTTCCCGATCGAGGGCCTTGACGCAGCACAGGAAACCGCTGCCGACGTGGCCAGCACTGTCGCCGGCCGGCAGAAGGCCTGGGACGATGCAATCGTGGTAGGCGATCTCTACAAGATCGGCTCAGCCCTGGCAATCTGCTCCGGCCGCAGCCCCAGCGATCGGATCTTCGTCAGCGATTCTGAGGACGGCGCGGGCGGCACCGGGCAGACGATCAATGCCTCCTTCAGCGTGGTGCGGGCCGGCACTGCGGCCACGGTGAGCACCGGCACGATCACGGCAGCTGGGACCACCAGCACGACCCGACAGACGGCCACCAGCGCCCCGCACCTGATGCGCTGCGCGATAGCGCACCATGCGACCAAAGATGAATGCCGAATCATTGAGGTTGGCATCAGATCGACGCTCGGGATCCGCATCGGCGGGCTGGCCAACTTCCGCGACTCGCTGACGCTGGCCGAGATTGACGGCAGGGCATGCCTGTATCGGGAGAACGACAAGATCAAACGCGGCCAACGGATCAACGTTGACCAGTACCAGAGCGGTGTGATCAGCACTTCAGAGGAGCGCTACTCGTTCTTCCGTGTGTCGTTCCGCGAGTTTGGCGATGGTGCGTTCACCCAGCTGGCGCCGTGCTTCGGGATCCGCTCCGGCAGCGATCAGCCGACCTTCAACTACCTGCGGCTGGAGATGCCATCGCTCAAGCGGTGGGAGCTGCGGTTCGAGCCCCTGACCGGCTGGGAGATCCGCAGCGGCACGGCCACCGGCGACCTGGTGATCCTCGACGCCAAGCTCTCCGGCGC